CTATCTCCGGATGATTCTTCCACAGATACCTCCTTTGTTTCTCCGATTTGAATGGCATCGTCTTCTTTTTTAACTTCTTCTTTTATTTCTACCTTTTTAACAGCTGGCTCTACTTCTACTAAAGGTTCTTTTAAATTAACCTTTGTAACTTCTTGTTCTTTATTGCCAAGTTGTTTTGGTTTTTTAGGTTTACTTTTTATTTTAAAGTCACCTTCCTGTTTAACAGGTTCATTTGTTTTTGTTTCTTCTGACATAATATAATATAATTAAATAATTAACACTACATAAAAGGACTCATATCCATTTCAGGTTCAGCTTCAAAATCTATAGCAGGACTATCTGTTTGTCTTTGCTGTATCATTTTACTCTGTTGAGTACCCTCCATTTTTATCCTTTTATCTTTACGATCTTCTATTTCTCTTTCTTTTTCTTGTTGTTTTTGAACTTCTAATTGTTTAAGTTCCATTTCATGTTTATGCTGTTGCATCATTTTTTGTTGATCTAATTGTGCTTGCAACTGCATACGATCTTTTTCAAACTCGCTTTTTGCTTTTTCATATTCAACATTAGCACCAGATATAGCTTGTTGCTTTTGAACTTCTGACATTGCTATTTTTTCTGCAGAAGCTGCTTGAGCTTGACTTTGCGCAGCTATATTAGCTTGTTGAGCTTCTTGATCTTGTTTAGCTTTTTGCTTACGTTTAACTTTAAGCATTTGATTTGCTAGTTTAAGATTTTTTATTTGTCTTAAATCAATAGCATCTTCAACATCTATATTTTTAGCTTGCAACGCTATTTGTATATTAGCTTCTAATTGTTGTTTTTCTTCTTCATCTGGTTCTAGTTCTAAGAAAATACCAAAGTCATGTAAGTTTAAATTAATAACTTGTTTTAAAGTTTTAACATTATAAGTAGATATAGAGTTTTGTAACGATGATTTTGTTAGTGGAAACTCTAAAGCATCAGCTATTTTTAAGCTAATATTTTCTGCTAATTTAAGAGTTAAAAACAAGCTAGACTGTACAATATGTCTAGTTGCAACATTAGATGCATTAGCGGCTAGTTTCTGTAATCCTACGAGCGTGTTACGATCTGGTAAACTACCATCTCTAGCTTCATTTAACCCCGTCACGTCTCTAATCATTTGTAAATAATATTGATACGTGCTTATTAAGCTTTGTATTTTTCCTTGACCACTACTTGATTGTAACTCTTGTATTGGAACTTTACCAGGATTCATATCGCCTTCCTGAGTTAATGATCTACCAACTATACTACCAGTTTGAAAATACATATTCAACGCTTCAGCTGGATTATAATTAGTTCCGTTACCTAAATCTACTTCAGCAAGACCGTCCATATCTAAATATACACCATCAGGCACCATACGAGATATTACTTGCTGTAATTTTAAATGAGTAAGCTGTATCATATCTGCAAAACCTACACACTTGCTTACTATTGATTCTATTCTACCTTTATATATACGCGGCGCGCATATAGCATAATTCATTTTTACTTTAGTAGTATCAGCATAAGGTCTAGACATGTTTTCAGCTAACTCCCATTTCAACATTGTGTTTGTGCCTAAAACTTTAGCACCGCTATATACTACTTCTATTGATCTTGAAACTCTTTCAAACATATCGTTTTCTGGTGGATTAAAATCATCAGACTTTTCAATAGCCTTCATTAATCCTTGATCTGTTTGTTTTATTTTAAAAACTTGATTATGATATGTTTTATAATCAAAATATAATACTTGAACAGTATTAGCATCATAATCACCCCAACCAGTAATATATGATTTATTACCAGGTTGAGCTTGTATTCTTTTTAATTCTTTATCATCTATATGAGGAAACTCTTTTTTAAGCTCAGATAAAGTTATTGCTTTTAATTCACCTACATAGTATATATCTTCAAAATTAGGATCTTCTGTATAAGAATAAACCATATACGCAGGGTCAACATAATCTACAGTAATACCATTAGCAGTATTAAAACTAGTTTTAGCGGCTGCAATACCACAAACAGCTAAATCCATGTTTAATCTTCTTCTTATAAGATCATATTTGTTTTGAGCTAAAACCGTTGATATTGCTTCTTCTTCAGCTATTTCAACACTTTGCTTATATGATAACTGCATGTGCAGCTCTAATTCTTCAGCTGTTTCAGGTATTAAATCTTTATTAGGTGATTGATATAAATCAATACCTAATGTTTTATTTAAATTATCTAAATATTCACCTGCAAGCATGTCTTCATAAATTTTTGAAGCATACTGAGTTCTTTTCTTTATTGACTCTGGATCTTGTGCGTAAGCTTTTATATCATATGTTTTAGAAGATATACCGTTTACTACTATGTCTACAAATTTAGAAAGTATAGGAACTGGTTTCCAGTCTAAGTTAAGGTAAGATAAATCACCATTTATAGCTAATTCATCTTTATATTTTTGTATCGATTGTTCACCTCTAGCATAAGTTCTTAACTGATGAAAGTTATTCCAGTTAGTTAAGTATCTATTACCACTAGTTCTTCCTTGATTAAACCACTCTTGTTCTATGGCTTGAGCAACCTCTTTACCATATTCAAGACTAGCTTTTTCCGCGTCACTTACAACTTGACTTGGAAAAGGACTATTGGTGTCAGTATATATATTCATCTATTCAATTATTTTTGACATTGATCCTTTATTGTTATATTTTTTTATACCTAAATCTACTGGTTTTAAATCTCTTTTAACATTAGGTTTATATCTATGTTTGTTACAAGCCATTAATGCAAGACCAGAACTTATAGAAGCATCATGCGTCGTTCTATTATTTATGTTGAATTTAGCCCAGTCTTCTAATGTTCTTTGAAAATACATATCTCCATATCCATTTTCTTTTAAACCTACAAAATGTTCTATGTAAGTTTCAATAGCTGAAGCATGAGCTTGCTTTATATCTTCACTAGAATTAGGTATACCACCTATTTCTCTTTCAGTTACAGATAACTTATTTCTTAATTTATCAGGCCTGTTCATTGCAAAACCTCTATACCCTCTACGTTTAAAATAGTAAAGTAATCTTGGTTTATTATTTTCTGCAAGTATTGGCATACCATAAAAAACACAAGCCATTAATACATCTTCAAAAAATATTTCTGCTGTTTGAGGTCTAGCTATATATTCTAAGAAAAAATGATTAGGCGGAGCATTTTCCATACTAAACTTAGTTAAACCATGTAAAGATCCATTAGAACCTCTACGATCTACTGTACCTGATATATCATATGGATCACATCCAAATGCGCCCATATGTTCATTACCCGGATAATTTACACCGTTTTTAAGGTATCTTCTATTTTGTATTGATACAGGTGGAACCCAAGTTACTAAAAATCTACCATTATTATTAGGAACAAATAAAACTCTAGTATCTTTTTCACTATTTTCCCATTGAAAATTACCTTTTGTTACTTCTATAGAATTTTTTAAATCTTCATTAAAATCTATTTGCTCATAAATCTTAGTTAGATTAAATAAAGATTGTTTTGATTCATCTCTAAAAGCATGTTTAGTTGTTCTTGGAAATTGTCTATAAAATTCATTTAAACCGTCTTGGTCATCTTTTAAACCTTCAACTTCGTTTTCCCAATATTCAATAACACCTAAACTTATTTTTTCGTTATGAGGTCCTGTAACCGCTTTTTTCGGTGTTTCGAATACAGGTAATCCATAAGAATCAATGTATCCTTCGTAATTCCATTCCATAGGTATGAACAAACTATATAATCCTGAACGAGTCTGTCCGTTGCTGTTTCTTTTTGTAACATCCGAATCATCGTATAATTTTTTAAAATTTCTCCCGCCTTTATCTAATGAGTTACTAGTTGAACCCATCATACATTTACCTATTACTCTACTACCTAATCTTAATGTCGTCTTGGTGACACGCCAGTTGTTGAGGATGTTGTTGGGCTTTTCCCACTTCCCCGATTCATCATGAACGAGGAGTTTGAGTTTCTCCCCATCGTAGGAGTTGTCACCGGTATTCTTCCAGTCGATGGTGGTGTCAAGTCCCTGTAGTTCGTCCTGTAAGGTTTCATCGGTGGTGGTGGCGGTGATGGAACGTCTGGTAAACTTGGAGGCTGGGACACGGTAGGCAAGCTCGGTCTTTGGACGGTCCATTCCGTCCTGGGTCGGCTTGAAAAAGA